TTATTGTGTAACTAAATCTTTTTTTAATATAGCGTTTATCTCTGCTTCATTGTTGAATTCTCTAGTTAAACTATTCACGTATCTTTGCTCGCTTTCCATATCATCATCCATAATAAATGTGAGATTTTCTTTATTAAACCATGCATGAGCTACATAAGATCTAATGTTAAATAGCGCTTGAGGAGAATTATTTATAACTTTATAACCTATTTTTTTTCCTGTATGGTCTTCAACCATAAAATCAACAGTTATTTTATCTCGGTTTTTGGCACCTTTGAATACATAAGATTTTTGCACAGTGCTAAAAGTCTTAAGTAAATAGTTATTTATATATTCCCTCTTTTCTGCTTCAGTCATTTTATTTCCAGCTTCTTGAGTAGGATGCAAAATGTATTTCGTAGTATCTTCTATAAATGCTTTAGCTTCATCTAGACTATCAAAGTTTCTAATTTGTATATTAGTAAATTTAAAATTATTTACATAGAATCTAGTGAATTCTTTTATTTCACCTTTAAAATTAAGAAAGTTTTCCCTTATCGATTTTAAAAACATTTTTGTAAAATCTTTGTCAAGCTCTTCGTCAAAACTAAAAAGTTTGTTTTTTCTTTGCATTAGATTGAATTCATTTGCATAATAACCATTATTACCTTCTATTTGAAAAATAACACCTACAGCAATATTAGAAATCAATAGAATATCTGGATAGTAGTTAAAACTTGAATACTTTACTTTATACACTTTTCATCACCTCACTAAATGTTTCGTTATTTCTTCTATTATATCATCAAATTCACTAATATTTCTTTCGATAAACTTTTTCAACAAGTAAATATCTTGTTTTGAATGACCAACACTAATTTCATTAGGCATAGAACTGATTATATCATCCATGTCAATATTCACTAATTTTTTCTTAATTTCATAGCCGATTTTTCGTATCTCTATAGGGTCAAAACTTTTATTTTCTAATAACAATTGATAGTTTCCAGTTTGAAAAACATCTTCTACCATTTTTTCTATCGATGGATTCCCTCTTTTTAAAACATCAAACCAAATGCATTCACCTGGAAAAATATGTGTATAATCCAAAGGGAATAACTTGGCTTTTTGTCCTTTTTTAGGCATTTTAATTAATATGTTACCTTTATTTCTGTCTGTATTAGATATGAATGAATCAAATATTATCAATTCAATAATATCTTTATTATCAATTGTATTAATCATACCTGGTCCTTCTATGTGTATAACTGAATTTTCTAAAACAGTATATGTAAATATTTCCTTGTCATTGAAACTCGAATCATTTGGTATGCGATTTATCGTTAAATCAGATTTATACTGTGCAAATCCAAAATCAGGATGTGAAAAGTCTAACCTCTCTGCAATAAAATAACCTACTGCTTCATTGAATAAAGCATAAAACCCTTCGTTATTGTTAATCGATTTAACTACTACAGCCAAAGAGTCTATCATTGCATAATACGGTGTTGTTACACCATTACCGACTCTACTCGTAATCTCTGTTAATATTTTCACCATATCTATCCTCCGATTAATTAGCACAATTACATATATAATACACAACTTACACAAAAAGAGGTAGACCGAACATATAAACGAACACAAAAAATACCCCCACGTCAGAACTTGTCTGCCTAAAAAGGGGTGGGGGCGTTGTCGTTTATATTTAAATAGTAATCCAACCACTATTAATATGTCAATCATTAAAATAAAAAACAACCACCCAGTAACTAGTATAGGTGGTTTAAATATGCAGTCAGCTTCTTACTGCTTTACGCAAGTAAGTCCTCTGCATAGCCGGATTGGCTACCGGAAATGTGGTTTTAAGCCAGATTGGTTACTGGTAATGTAATTACATTATATCATAAAAAATAGGCAAGTACCGTAGTACCTGCCTGTTATCTACATTTAAATCTTGAGAGAAATGTTAAAAAGTTCTAGTAAAATAATAGCACATTTTATCTTTAAATGTAAATAGAAAGCAGGTGTGTAGCGCACCTGCTTAAATAGACATGACTATGTCATTCTAACTGATTTCTCCCCATAAGTCACCTAATATCTGATTAGGTGGGGCAGAACCATTCCATGTTCTAATAGGCAAGTAATAACGTTGCCCCTCCCATGTATATCCTACCCAAACATGACCATCTTGTAACATCACTTCTGTATAATCACAATATCCACCAGGTTGGAATTGGTAAGCTACCGGGCATGATAAGAATGGTCCTATTTTTCTTACAGTGATTGGTTGATTACCGTTTGTGAATCTAGCATTTTCTTCCATGTAGTAAGTACCATATTTATTACGTTTCCATGCACTCGCAACTGGTTTAACTGTATTACTTGAAGCGCTTGACTCATTAGAGACAGTGGCAACTGGTATCTTACCGTCCATATACACTCTGATTTGCTTGATAAAGTAGTCTTTAAGTTGTAATTGTTTATCTTCCGGCAATAGACCGCGAGTTACTGGATCAAAACCAGTGTGTAAAACCGAACTTCTATGAGGGCATGATGTTGAAGTAAATTCATTGTGCAATCTGATTGTATTTCTGTTTGCTGGTAATCCCCATTTTTTCAACAATCTAGCGCATTCTTGGAAAGTTGCCTGTTCATTTTTTAAGAATGTCGCGTTATCTGCGCCCATTGATTGACATACTTCAATACCGTAATAATATTTATTACCTATTTGATTAGCGGTATGCCAACCTACTTGTGATTCATCTAAGGCTTGCCAAACTGTGTTGCCTGATACGTAACTATGCGCAATGCCCGCTTCTAATCTTGATAAAGGTGCATTTACTAATCCGTTACGATATGCTTCAGCAGTCGCCCCTTTGCTCCCTGCGTCGTTGTGTATAACTATACCTTTAGGGTTACTACCACGCTTAGGTAGGTCATAACCTTTAACCACATCTTTGATGATTTTAAGTTCTACTGCTTTAGGTTGTGGCTTAGCTGTTTCTTTTTTAGGTGCTTGTGTAGGAGATTGAACTGATCGTGGCGCTGTCTCACTTTTAAAATTCGGACGGATAAACCACATAGGGAAATCATAAGCATGTTGTCGTCTTGTAACTTTTTCCCAACCCCAGCCGGGTTGTTCGATTCCGTCAGTCCAGCCACCGCCTAGCCAATTCTGCTCATATACAATGATGTAATCTAAAGTTGCTTCAATTACCCATGCAACGTGACCATATCCAGCACCGTAGTTGCTACCGAATACCACCATGTCGCCAGGTTGTGCTAAGAAGTCCGGTGTATTTTGGTATACAGTAGCTAATCCGTCGAAGTTGTTAGCGAACGGAATATCTTTTGCGCCTACACCTTTTAGGAGTAATCCAAACAAAGCTTTCCAACCAGCATTAGCATAATCAAAGCATTGAAATGCATACCAAAGGTCGATATTAAATTGTTTTCCCTCAGAAGTTTTCAACCACTCTATAAACTCTTTTTTAGTCAATTTTGCTTGCATTGTCGCCACCTCCGTGATGATACTCGTTCACGTCAAAACCGATTTCATTAGAGGTGTCTGTAAATGGTTGTGATGTGTCGTACTCTTTCGGTGCTTTTGTACTTAATTCCGGTGTTAAGCTAGTATCTTGTGAAGTTTTCCAAGTGACTTGTTGTTCTTCTTTGCTACTATCTCTAGGCGCTTGATATGTCTGTGCTATAGATGAATCTGAGACGCCTTTTGACGTTGGGTCAGTAATAACGCCAATCCCTGTAAGTAGCGTGAGGATAGCACCTATAATCGCGCTGGCTTGATTTAATTGAGTTGATAAATCGAATCCGAATAAATCTGTGATTTGTTTGATAAATAACAACAATGCACCAACTAAACCTGTTAATACTGCTTTATTTTTAAATCTCAATTTCCAGTTAATATCCATTTGTTTGCTCCTTTTATCCAAAATAAAAAACGACTAAAAAATTAGTCGTTTAAAATTATTCAATGGTCAATGTCGGAGATCCTGAATAAACATCACTTATAGTGACATACAACATCCCTGAAGGATTACTAAAGTTGATATTTTTAATTGCAACTCCGCTATTGACTCCTGATATTCCTAAATCACTTGAACCTAAATTAGTTTGCGAAACCCTCATTATACCGCTACGTACATTTTCTATTGTCACCTGATAACTTTTATTAGGTTCAACTCCGTTTATTGTCCATTTTGCTGTTGAATCTTCTATGCTATCCGGATATTTATTTTTAGGTAAGGGTTTAATTACAAAAGATGAAGGCTTTTTCCATACTTGGATATTTCCAGCATATACTTTTGTATATTCTTCGCCTTCGTAAATAAGTTTCTTTACATTTTTAAAATTACCTTCCATAAAAATCACCCCTTAATTAAGTAAAGTGTATTAGGGTCTTTTTGATATATATAGTTATATTCATTTTCTGTTCCTGTCCAAATTTTAACCGTCGGTTGAGATGCGCTTTTTAGTTGATATAAACTATCCGCTTGTTGTTTAGTAAAAGCTTGAGATGACAAAACATACCGCTCGTCATGATTATGATTTTTTGGAGCATATAAATCATTTAGTGTTTGTTTGAATTCCTCAAAATCTTCTGTACTAACTTTTGAGCCAATCTGTTGCAATACACTTTCTGAAATAGAGTTGTTTTGTATTGCTTCTGCTAATTCTCTTAATGTGTTCATAGATTCAGGCGCGCTATCAACTAGTTCAGCAATTTTTGTATCCGTATACGTTTTAGAGTCGTTGAGAGTTGTATCTTTGATTTTTTCAACTTCTTGCAATTTATCTTCTAACCCTTCAACATTTGCGATATTGATTTTGTCCAATAACTCAGGTTCTGCTTTGATATCTGTATCTTTACCATCAATTTGCCACATTTTAGTGTCAGGATTGATTGATACTACAGTACCGTTTTTACCGGGTGCGCCTTGTTCTCCTTTTTTACCTGCTTCACCTTTTGCACCAGGTTGTCCCGGTTCGCCTTTATCACCTTTCGCACCTTTAAATCTACTTTCATTCTTTTCGATGTAAGAAATGACATCTTTATCTATTTTCTCTTTAAAGTCTTTGCTCAATAAATCTGTCGCGTTATCTTTTAAGATTCTCGTAATAGCATCATCTACCAATTTAACATCGATTTCTTTTGCTACAGCAGATTCAATACCACTATCAACGATATTGAAAGAAAAGTTCGCGACATGTATTTTTTCTTCTTCTTTCTCTAAAAACAGCTTACAACGAACATAACCAGCGTGTTTGATAACCTTTTTAGGTATCTTGTAGGTAATGAATCCTTTTACAACATCGTCGATAATAAGGGGCTCATTTTTGAATATAGAGCCATCTTCCATAAACAAATGTAATCTAGGTGTTAAGCCATGTGCTTTTAGATCGATACGACCTTGTTTGTCATTGATACCTATTCTTATAGATGCTGTATTTTCATCTTCAGTGTAAAATCGACAGCCAATGTCACCTAAGTCAACACCATCATTTTTTATTCTCGTTTCAACATCTTTTATTTTGTACATTTACACACCTCTTTATTTATATTTATCCCTTGTGAAGTAGATACCTTTTAAGCCGATTTGTTTATATAACTTAGCGATTGTACTTGCTTGATGTTGGCACCACTCTATAGCAGTAGCGTATTGGTGGGTAGCTGGATTCTTAGGATTCCATCTAATTCGGTACAATGTGTTTTGACCTTTATTGATGTAATCCTTTCTTACGAAGCTAGCACCGCCCATGATTGCTTTTGCTGGAGATGTCCAACCTTTATTTTTAGCAAACGTCATTGCATAATCAGGGTCGTTGTCGAATGCACCAATACCGAAGTAATTATATGCACCGTATCTACCATTAGCGAAGTTACTTGTTCCGTATCCACTTTCTAAGAAAGCGTGCGCGATCAAATAAATTTCGTTAATGTTGTTTTTCTTACAAGCTTCCGCGAATGCTTTGCCTTGTCCGTCGAGCGTTCCTTTTCCTTTAAGTATTTTGTTAAGCGCACTAACTGAAATGCCTTGATACTTGCCTAAATTAAGCATTTGATAGCATTGCGTGTTACTTTCCCATATTCGCTTAACATTCATTGCCGAGCTCGTTTGTGCTCGTGTTGCATTAGCCCAGCCCCATGTATGAGATTTTTTCGGGTTACCCCTAGACATTTGTCTATCCAGTGCTTGCTGGAATGTGAATGGACTTGTTTCAGTAACGATGCTTGGTTTTTCGTCTGATGGAGTAGGGCCTCGTGTGGACGCACTGTCAACTGATGTTTTATCACTAATTCTTATTGTTGTTTTTGTCGTTACTTCTTTTATATTTTCTCGTGTCAATATATCTCGTTTAATGTATGTCTCAAGCATTTTCTTTTTAACTTGCTCATACTTTGCGTTATCCGGTATACCTTGCTTAATCAAGTCGTAATTAATTAAATCTTTCATACTACGCCAAATATTAGGGTCTACCTTTAACGTCGTTTCAGATAAGTTTTTATCAATCCCTGACAATAACCAAACACCACGTATTAACGCTTGTATTTGATTCAATAAGAATTGTCGTTTGCTATCTGTTTGACCACCACATACTTCAATAACTAGCCAATTAGGGTGACGCGGGTCATCAAAATTGGTTGGTCTAGCAAGCCATGTAGCCTCTCTATCGACATATAAATGCGGTATTTCATAATCGCTTATAAACTTATTTCTTTGCGTATACAGTTCGTCTACAGAACGCATATGCATTGATTCTTTTATATATAATCCTTGAATATCTGAGCGTTCATCACCCATTACAACTATATGATCAATGAAGTGCTCTTCTTTATCTAAAACATTGCTGTAAGCAGTGTATTTTACTGTTTTAACTTCTTTAAATTGCGGTTTCTTCGCTTCGCCAGTAATTGTTGAGTCATTGGCTTTTGATGCTGAACTTGTATCAGTACTACTAGGTTTGCTAGTATCTTTTGAATATGGAGGTCTGACAAAGCCTGTAACACTTACATAAGGGTGTCTTACTAAACTTCCCGGAGAACCTGTCCAACTATTAGAATTAACCCAGTTTTGGTCAACGCTATAAAAATAACTTTTATTAGATGGTCCTACTACTATTGCGGTGTGTCCGTCCGAACCTATTCCGTTGCCAGGGTGCCAAACTGCGATGTCTCCAGGTTCCGGTACAAATCCAGATGAATAACGATAGAATCGGAAACCCTTAGGATATCTGTAATTAGCCATATCCTTAGCATTGCCCCATGTTACAAAACCCCAATATCTTTTAAAAATAAAGTTAGGTGTATCCCAACATTGACTGCCCCGATAATTATCTATATTAATCCTCTTACCAATATTCGACTTTGCCCACTCCACCACTTCACTAGCTGTAGGCTTTCTAGTCTTTGGGTTAGGTAATCCCATGTATGCACCTCATTTCAATCAAAATAAAAAGCCAGTGCCGAAGCACTGACTCTTAACTGTTATTTACATTTACCAAACCAGAAGCACGCCCAGAAGCTATATCCTAAAATCCCTTTAAGCATGGTAATCACCTCCTTTAAATACCAAAAATAGTTCTTAGTAAAGCTATGACAATCGTACTGAAGATAGTCCCTATCAAACCGAGAATCCACATTTTCATATCGCGTATATTTTTGTCGTTTTCTTTCTTATTTTTTTCGTCTATCTGTCTTTCCCTCTGGATAGCATCTAAAGTTTTATCTAATTTAATGTTAACTTGCTCTTGAGTTTTTTGACCTAATTTAATCTCATTGAGAGTGCTAAGCATTGTTTTATCATTCTCTTCTAATCTTCTAATTCGCCATTCATGTTCGTGCCGTTTGGTAAATCCAAACATTACGCCACCTACTTTGTGTTAAATTAAAAAGCCTCAAGCATTACACCTGTGACTTTTCATCTTTTGCCTCTGGATATTTTTCACCAGTGATCAATGCATATTCTTCTTTGTCGATTACACCCATGTCTACGTACCACTTAATTTGCTCATTTTTATAGCAACCCCACACATAAAAAGTTTTAATGTCTTTAAAAGTTGGATAAATCATCTTCATCATTTAAACGTCCCCCTCAGTATTTGTTTTGTTAGTTTTCAGTTCGGTCAACTGTTGTGTTAACATAGCGTTTTGTTGCGTCAATTGCATTGTCAACATGTTCACTTGCGTCATCTGCATTTGCATACTTGCAACCATTCCGCGAAGTTCCTCATCACTTAAATCTGACGCACTTTGTTGGTTTGATGCATTCGGTACGTCTTCTTTTTCGAAATTGCTATTGTATTTAATTTCGCCGTTAGTGAAAACAAACTTTCTAGGTTCGAACTCTTCTTTAAATTTAATAGGCACATTGTTATCATCTACATCTAAACTATTGCGTAAACCGCCAGTATTAACGTATCCGATAACTTCATTTTTATCATTTACTGTGATTTTCATTATTTCCACCCCATAATTTTAGTTATAGTAACTTTGTTGGCATTCGCTCCAGAACCTGATGTTTTACCTAAATCAAAGTACACATCGTTATCGATTCTTAAAGTAGTGCTACTTGTTTTGGATAGTAAACACTCATAAATACCGCCACCGTTACCGTCTGAGTCAACTACATTCGCTTTACTTAATTGAATTGCATTAGGTAATGTGGTTAGTCCGAATCCCTCAATAACGCCACCTGGATAAGTTCCACTTACTAATAAAATAGAATAGTTTGTGTATGGTTCGGTTAGATTGATTGTTGTACCTACACCATTTGCTCCACCGTCGAACAATACCGTTGATTTATGTTCATTAGGAACTGTCCACTGTTGCTCAAGTCTGCCGTTTGTGATTGATCGTGTGTAAATCTTTTTAGAGTTATAAGGTGTGAAGTTAAATAGCTTGTTTGTATCATCTTTAACGAATACCGATAAATAACCCTCATAACTTTCAACGCTACCTGGTAAATCCGGCACTCTTGTTGCATAGTAATTACCAGCAGTTAAATATCCCAAATCGCCTTGCGCATTATTCAAGTTAACTTGTATTGATTGGCCATTCGCCTCTGTCATCTTATGTTGTTGCCAGCTCGTTGTTCCGAATTTATCATCTACATACTGCTTAGCTTGATTTAAAGCGTTGTTAGCCGTTTCTTCAACAAATTTCTTCGTTAATTCTTCGTCAACTTTTTTATAGAACTGATACCATGTGCCACCGATTTTATATTTTGTGTACTCATCATTTGAATCGTCTGGATACCATGTAGCACGAGCTGTACTGTCATCAACAACATAAACAACTAACAAGCCTGATTTCCCTAAAGTATTCGTAGTTGCTGAAACTTCAGAACCATCATCAACGCCATCTTCTTTAGGCGTCTCTAAAGTGCCTATATCTTTAAATGTTGGCGCATCTGTTGCGCTAGTGATATGAATAATCCTAGATGTGTTAATTGCGCTTAAAACGCTATCTATGGACTGTTCAGACGATTCAATTGCTTTACCGTAATCATCAGTAAGTTTAGACTTTTGCCAATTTGTTGTTGAATTACCTTTAACAAGGTCAGCGCCATTGATTTGTTGTTCAACTTCGTTAACACGTTCAAAAATCGCTTGCTCTTTTTCAACTATTTTATCGACTTCAGCTGTAACAGCTTGTGTTGCACTAGTTTGCGTCGCAGTAATAGCTTGTATAGCTTCGTTTTGCTTGATTTCGATTTGTTGAATGCCTTTTGTCGCACTATCATTCACTTTTGCTATTAACGTTTGTGTATCAGCCATATTTTGCTTTAATTGGTTAAAGTCTTTACCGACAGCTTCGATAGTATCTTGAATAGATTTGATATAAACAAGCTTTGTTATACCATCAAACCCACTAACTAAATCATTTTCAATATTGAAGCTAAATTGACGTTCAACAACAACATTATTACTCCCGTTTTGTGTAAAGAATGCCTGAGCATGCACCTTGCCTGAATGTTTTAAAAATTCATTCGGTATCACATACTGCAAACGCCCATTAATTGCGTCTACTATCGTTAATTCGTCTGAAATATAAGCGCCTCTATCTACGTTATAATCATCGGTTTTTAACACGATAGATGTCTTAACATGTTCAGAACTTATAGATAACGGTCTGTTATTCTTAGTTACTGCAAAATTTAAAACACCAGTTCCTCTATCTGATTCATAGAAACTGATGTTTGTGTCAATAATTGGATTATATTGTGATGTTGTTTGTAACTCGATTAAGTTATCATCTTTTGAAAAATTATCTACTACCATTATTCAACCTCCTTACCTTCTATTATGCTCCAACCACTATTACCACCAGTACCAAAGTTTCTAACGAAAAACTGGTGAGCAGAAGCAAAGTTATTACGTCTTAGCACTTGTGTTGTGTTACCTGGTGTATTCGATTTTACTTCTAATATCCAACCTGCAATACCTTTAAAGTCTTTAGGAAAATCAGTAAATCGTTTTGATTCTTCAGTAGTGATATAGAAATCTAAACCAACGATTTTTAAATCTGATAATTTTGTAATACTCTTAGGGATATGTTCCCAATAACCGGCGTTTTGCGGACAGAAATTCCATGCTCCGTTGTTTTTCTTATTGAAAATGTCAATGACACGTTCAAATTTAAGCATATTTCTACCTGTGCTGTTTCTGGTAAGTACTTGTCTTAGAGCACCATTATAGTGTCCAGGCAGTACATCAAAGAACCAACCTGCATCTCTAAACGCTTTCGGTAACGGGAAATCTAACGCATTTTGTGTGTCTTGCGTATAGATATAGTAATGACCAACTTCCGTAATATCACTTAGATATGCTGGGTTCTGTATTGGTAACGGTTTAACACGTCCGCCTGAATCAGTCATCGATACTTGAGGTGCAATGTTTTTTAAGAATTGGTTAACACCTCTTTGGCCGATGGAATAAATTGAGTGATGTCTGTTGTTACCAGGTCCAATAGTTACCCCTATTAAAAGCGCTTTGCGTCCTGTTTCTAGATCGTAATACATATCTAGACCCTCAGCTTCTTGGAAGTCTCCTTTAAAGTTATTATTCACACCGCCAATATCGATACGTCGTTTAAATAACAATTCTTTTGTTTTTATATCGAAACCTTGTAAGTAGTTAGGGTTGGCTGTATTTGAATCACCTGTATACCAATATAAGATACCTGCATCATAAGTGATACCTTGCATAGGTTGTGTATCTGAAGTGTATTCCATAGGTATATCCATTTGATACAATACTTTGTCTATACCTTTATCAATATCGTCAGCACTTCTAACCTCAACAAAGTTCAACGAATTCTTAAGTTGTCTTTCAGTGGGTTTATATTCACGTCTAAAAATCATTAAATTTTCTACCGGATTATAAATCGCTGACGTATATCTGTCGTTAAATATATTCGGCATGACATCTTGCATTTCATTACCATAAGTTATTTCTCCAGTTCTATATTGGAAACGTACAAACTTGTTGTTTTTGTTGCTGTCCAATACAGCTGAATAAATCCATAATTCTCCATCAATGTATCTATACGCATTGTGTGTACCGTGACCGCCGTTTTTAACAAGCAATCTATCAATAAATTGTCCGTTGGGCTTCAATCTAGATAACATGTAATGATTACCTGGACGAGCTTGCGTCATATAAATAATTTTCGTTCTAGGGTCTACCCAAAATGATTGCATTACTGCATTTGTATATGGCGATAAATCAGTGATAAATTCCGGTTCTTGCTCTTTTGGTTCGAATCGGTATTCTGTCGCTCGATATTCTTTATAGTGTTCATCTACAGCTTTCTCAACCTTTTTAGTGAAAGCATCTAGTGTTGAATAATCATGATACAAACGATCTTGCAATGTCTTATGACCATAACCTGTATTATCAATACGCGCGTCTTTTACTTCATTGATACCGTCGCCGTTATGGCCTAGAATCATATTGCTAAAACGGCCATTTAAATACGTTAAATAATCTTCAACACTGTCATTCAAGTATTTAATTTGTTTCGCTGAGTGTGCGTATATTTCTTCTTTTTGATGGTATATAAACATTTTCTCAAGTTTGCTCATACCTTCATCTAACAAGCGATAGTTATACTCATGTTGAGCAACTATTTTCCGACCTGTCATTGAATGTAAACTTGTAATTAATCCGTAAGCCATTGGTTGCCTCCTTTAGTCGTAAAAACTGTAATAATCCTTGATTAACTCGTACATAATAACCTCGTGACCTTTTTCGTTAGGGTGTAAGCCGTCCTCCATGCTCGCTTTCCTAAAAGCTGGATTGTATGGCTTAAAGTAATCTGTGTGATATGCGTCAAACACTGGTACATCTAACTCACTACAAGCTAATATTTGAGCGTTTACATAGTCCTCAAGTGTTAACCCTAGTTTGTTTTTGTCCGTGTCTTTACGGCGTATCGTTGTGCCACGCATAGGACATTGTTTAGTAGCTGTCATTACTAGTATTTTTGAATCTGGGTTATTTTTTCGTATAACTTCAATTGCAGAACAAAAGGCACCATAAAACGTTTTAGTGTCCGTTTTATCAGTGCCTATCGGTACGCCTGCCCAATAACCGTGTAACCAGTCATCATCAGTGCCTTGTAATATGATTAAGTCGCCTCTAATTTGTTCTGCTTGTCTATAAATACTATTTTCAACGTTGTTTGTATCTGTAACAGTTGCCATAGTTGCGCCACCTTTTGCAAGGTTGGTCGTTTTCGCTTTTAATTTCTTGCCTAACATTTCTGTGAAATTAGTTTTTGCATGAGACCCTCTAGCTACAGAATCGCCAATCGTTCCAATAGATTTGATATTTCTTATACTTGATTGACTCGTAAAGTCGTACATGATCGTGCCATTCGCAGTTGTAACTGTTTTAGTACTCATCTTATCGACTTTTGCGTTTATTTTTTCATTCTGCTTAACTAACTCATTATTTATAGATAAACTAGCGTTGACTTTAGCGTTTAGTTCTCTCAAGTACTTAGCTGGGTCTGACTTAGTTGTTTTTACATTCTTAACGTAGTTCGTAGCTTCATGGATAGCTTTTCTATATCTGTCACGCATTGTAAAATCGCCTAATACTACATCTTGTTTGATGATGTTGTTATATGCATCTCTATGTGTAGTAATCTCGACTATTCTTACTAAGTCGTTATAGCCTATAGTTGGTTCGGCCACTCTTACGACATCGCCAATTCTAGGATTAGCCTCTGGAAAATGCTCAGGCTGTGCTACGAAGTCCAAAGAAATAGAAGCAGTGACACTTTTCTTTATCACTAGCTCCATTGATTTTTTTAAAACATCCTCTTTTTTTATACGTCCATCTATTAACGGAGGCGCTTCCCTTTTCCCAATCAGTTGTGCTAATGGGTGTGTGAATTCGAATTGTAATCCAGCCTCTGTAAAAGTTTGTTGACCGTCAAAGTCGCCATAACCTCTTATATATGTGTAGCATTTAGAAGCATCTTCTTGAATCTTGACATTATCAGCATTTACACCTGATTTGATGTAGTAACCTGCTACTTTAGATAATTCATCGTACAAGTGAAACGTCTTAGTTTTAGCTTCATATTCATATTCGAGATGATAACGTTCAAGCCCTTTTTTGAATATCTCAAGCCTTGTGTCTCCCTTACCTAATCCCTCGAATTTTGACGCGTCAACCTTAGTATGCAATACGTACTTATAACTAGTTCCTTTAAATACAGTGTTAAAAAATTCTACGCCTGTGAAACTTTCGTTATATTCTTGGTAAATCCTAGAATTGTTTAGATCGTCTAATTCTTTTTGTCTCGCTTTGATACTAAGTTTGATTTTGTTTCCGATTGTTGATTTATCAAGCATTACTATTACATATTCGTTGAGGTCATCTTCCCCTTTTATATTTGTGATAGTCCACATCTTTGTAATAGCGCCGATTGCGTCGAAAGTGCTAGCATTTTCTATCATATCAATGTCTAACGTGCTATCTTCATTCAATTTTTCATTTAATTTTGTATTAACATAAATCGCATGACCGACGCCTTGCAAACTTTTTAATAATACCGGCATATGCTACTCCTTATCTGTAATATAATTTGTGTCTAAAGACTATCTTTTTCATAAGTCTGTTGGCTTTAAAATGATTCCAACCGGGATACAACACCGGTTGTTCTAACGTCTTGTTGTATAGGTCAATATTTAAATTGTCTTTATATGTGTGCTTGTTATCAAAAATGATTTTATCGCCTGCTTTTAAATCGACATCTTTAATTACTGAGATATTTCCTTTATCCATATAGAAAGTGAAACCGTCTTTATCATCAGCTTTAACATCTTCGGCTAATTCAATTTCAACTACATTGAATTGGTTGAACTGCGTTAATGCTACATCTCCGTTGTAATAAACATCTCCAGAACTCGTATTATAGAATGTCATTTGTCTACTTCTATCATTTTCATTTAGCGCTATTCTGTCCGGTACTGACCATTTTTCTAAATCGTTATCACTTTCTAAATCAGTGCTATAGCCGATACTTTCAAAGAACGGCAATTCTGTCGTCTCAAAGGTCAACGTGATTTCTCCTGATGTCTTAGTTGTGTCAAAAGATACTTCGCTAACTAATCCAACAAATAGTTGTCTACCATCAACATAATCTAATTCAAATTCTTGTTCTAATGGTTCGAACATATTTTCAAATTTGATAGTGTTATCCGGCGTTGCCAATTCTCTTAGGTAAAAGCGACCATAAAACAATGTTTGAATGTCTGATTTAAGATGTGAGGCATAAGCAATTTTAGGTACTTCATACCTCAACCTTAATTCAACTTTTTTATATTCCTCTTTAGCGTAATTGTGAAAACGTCCATCAACACCATCTAAAGGCGAATAATTCCTTTTGTAACCCGAACCGATAACGTTGTAATCAAGCACTCTTAAGTGTTTGTAAGTGTGAGGATTGTCACTGACACGATACTTCACACCATTTTTAATAATTTCTACATCATGGGCTATCAATAAACAAACCTCCCTTACATTAAGTTGAAACTACCATCTTTTGCATCCATATCGTCAATGTGAGATTTAATCATGTTTAGATCGCCCTCGTTTCTAACAGTTACATTAACAATAGGTCTGTTATTTTCTTTCATGCTATGTTGCACATCGTTTGTCATATGGCCGTCAACGCTTGGTGTTAAACTGTCGTTGAATCCATCTGTCAACGTTGAACCTAACTCACTTGTGAACGTTTTACCGAAGCTAGTAGCCATTACTTTAGCTTGTGATACCGCTAAACCTTTACCTAAACCGCTACCTCCACCGTGTCCACTTACGAATGAAGTTACTGAGTCCCACGCTGATGAAATCGCATCGCCTACCGCACTGACTACTTTGTGCGCAGCGTTAGCTACACCCTCAGCTACTTTGCCTATTAATTCTGCTCCGGCATTTAAAAAATCGCTGAAAAAGCTTTTAATCTTATCAAGCGCGTTTTTCATGCCGTCGCCTACATTTGAGACAACTCTTTTAAATCCATCAGCTACTTTACTTGCGAAACTTGTAACAGTATTCCAAATATTAGAAACCCATTCAGAACCTTTTGTGATAATAAAGTTTAGTGCTTGTCCCATTTTTTCGGCCACACTCGAAGCAACACGACTAAACCAACTTGTAACACTGTTCCAAATACTGCTAACAAAATTAGTGATTGTACTCCATATCTGCGACCAACTTGTACCAAACATAGAAAGTGTTCGATTCATTACGCCAGTTAAAAAGCCGATGATTGACTCCCAAACTGATTGCATGTATTGCCAAATCGTATCAAGTACATTGGTAACCGTAGTTTTAATAGTCTCCCAAGCACCTGAGAAGTCGCCAGTAAGCAACTGAATTAAAGCAGTGAATAAACCTACTATGATTTGGACTGCCACGGATATCACTGTTCCTATGGCTTGGAATGCAATTGTAATTAACGTCCACAAACCCTGTATGATATTCATAACGTTTGTGATGATACCTATTACCAAAACACCTAAAACTTGCATGAATATTTGCCCTAAAACTTGCAATATAGGCATTATCGGTTGTAAGGTAGATTGGATTTTGCCCCACAATTCAGTTAACCAGCCAACTACACCTTGAATCGCACCAGAAACCGCCGTTTTAACACCGTTCCACGCTTCAGTAATAGTGTTTCTGAAATTCTCGTTTGTTTTCCATAAATAAACTAGGACACCGATAAATGCGCCAATTACTGCAATTACCGCTAAAATAGGTGCTGAAATCGTTCCAAAAACACCTGTTAATGCTTCCAAAGCTCCAGTAACTAAACTTGATGTTCTAACGAATTCTAAAATCTTTTCGACGACACTGAATAAACTCAAGCCAAACACATTTGTAAGCACACTACTTATAGCAACAATCGGAGCCATTAAAGCCCAAAATACACCACCTAAAATACCCATAACACCAGCAACTTGTGCTATAGCTGGGTGTGTCTCGAATAGCTTAGCGATAAAACCAGCTAGATTAGTGATAAAGTCTAACAATTTACTAGCTATAGGAGCCATTGCAGTGCCAAATGCTACTAATGCTTTTACGATATTACCGATTAACTGCATAATAGTAGGACCATTCTCTTGAACGTAACTGATAAAGTCTTTGAACCCTTGTGATTGTCCTACTTGTTCTGACCATGCTCTGAATTGAGAAGTTAATTTAACTAACCAATCAAAAATATTAGAACTGTTTTGAGCAAAAGCAATCATTAAATTACCAATACCAGCAAATACATTGCTAAATATCTGGCCAATCTTAGGTAAATTAGTGGTAGTATAGTCAATAAACGCTTTAATAGCATTCTGACCAGCTACACTATTAGCCCAATTTTGGAAAGCTATAGACATGTTCTGTAGTCCTTGAGACACAAATTTGAACAACGGCATTAATTGAGTGAAAATGTTAACTAATCCGTCGCCAAATCGTCCTGCAGCGTTCAATAAATCTCCGAAGATTGCACCACCTATGCTATTCAATGCTTCAAACGCTTTCTTAGCCGTTTCAGAATGTTTAACCCAATCCTCAAACTCGCGCGCGTTCGCTTCTACCAGCATAGATACTTCGGATAAGAAAGGTTTTAATTGCGACATCGCACTTGTAACGCCTCTGATACCCGCTGACATCGCATTAAAGATACTTGCTTGATTCTCTTTTACAATGCCTTGCCATGTAGTTTTTAACTGATCGCTTGCATCTCTAAAGTTTTGAACTTCTTTTGTTACTGCTAATGTTCCATCTTTTACCATTTTTAGTGCAGTAATAGCCATTGCGCCGAAACCAACCGCTCCAACACCTGCTACAGAGAATGCACCAGCTAAACCAACGACGCCACCACCTAATACACCAACGGCATTAAGTACCGCCATAATAGCCGGAACTAATCCAGCAATTACTGGTATTAACGCTTGTATACTAGCAATCATTAAACCTTTGACTTGTTGTGCGAAGATAGTACCGAAAGTTCTAATATTTGATGCGATGCCATCCATTGTTGATTGATACTGATCTAACGCTCTTTTACCAGCAGTCAACGCTACTTGCATTTTCGTCATTCCAGTTGTATCAAAATCTAATTTAACAGTGTGTTTGCGCCAACCAGCTAACATTGCTTTAGAAGTCGCAACATTTCTTTTTAATCCGCTTGCGTCGCCATCAATTTCAACTTTTTTACGTCTGATATTCGATAGTTCTACTTTAACAAACGATATGACTTGTTTCACTTTGCTAGCATCTGCATCGATATTAACTTTATGTTCTCGCCATCGCTGAGCCATCGATTTAGCTCGCGTTAACTCTCTTTGGTAATCTCTTATGTTAGCTGTAACTTCTGTCTTGATTTCGTCCGGTATATCAGTTTTAGCCATACGTTGAGCAGTTCTCATATTCCTTTTAAAATCACTGATTATAGCTGTAATACGAGCTAGAAAATTCTTTTCCATGCCTAACCTCCTTTATGACTTGTTTTTAAGCTGTTAAGGAACTTGCGAGTCCCTTGTTTTTGTATTTCTCTTTTACGTTTGTTTTTAGCTAGCTCACGCTGTTTCATTTTTTCATATTCGTCTTCTTGACCACGAATAATATAATGTTCTCTTTCGTTCTGCCTAACAAAACGTTTTAGTGATTTACCAGCTTGAGCGACCGCATTATATTGAGCGCCGTACAACGCGATGTCCCTTTGGTCAATCAATGCTTGTCTAGCGCCAATAATCCAGTCATTCCATTCGGCAGGTAGCATGCTCATTAGCTCGTCATTACTCATATAACCTATGTAACGACTTGTCATCTGCCTTATTTCCGAATAGTCTAATAAGGTGCTACGGTCATGATTTCTTTGTAGTTGTTCTTCATCATCTCGATACCAGCTTTCGCGCCCTCTTTCTCGTCTTCTTTGGCTAACGATGGCGCTTGGTTCATCTGTGTCCAGAATAGACGTGATTTCTGCTTGAAAAAACCACTATTATTCATTACGTCCAACGCACCTTGTAATAGATTTAACGTGTCGTTTTCTCTTTCGATGATTTCCATGATTTCCGCTTCAATATCTTCTCTTTTAGGTGCGCTTTTACCTAGATAAGCTGTTGCGCATTCCCAAAAGTCTACAATTGCCACTGTGTCACGCTCTAATAAAGCGTTATAAACATTAGTAAATCCTGAGGTTTTTTGTTTTCTACCTTTGTTATCTTCTTGTTCAGTTGCAAATTTTTTAGCGGTTTTATCGAACATAAATGTTGCTTTTGCTTTCACTTCTTCATTGTTAATCGTTAATGATGTAATTGGATTAAAAGTTGTTTCAGTCATATTAAATACCTCGTTTATCGTTATTTTGTACAAAAAAATAGAGGGCTTATGCCCTCGTTAATTACATACTTAAATCGCTACTGCCAGCAGTTGTTTTTTTAGTTCGGTTTTCATAACTATCTTCGTAAGCGTTCATGTCTTCGAATTCAACAACTGGAGCCAATGCGCTAGGGTTAAGCCATTCTTTTGGTAAATCGTTGATTGTACCGTCTGCACTATTGAACTTAACTTTCGCTGTGATTTCGATTTTGTTATCTTCGTCATCAAATGACCATTCGTGCTCTTCGATAACTACATATGCGAATACACCGTGATGTTTGCCATCGCGTTTTTTAGTTTCCCAAATCCAAACACGTAATTGTTTGAATTGCTTAACCGATTCTTTTAATGCTAATTGACCTTTATCTCCCGGAACGACATCAAGCGTTAACTTGATTTCTTCTTCGACAGAGTTACGGCTATAATCTTTCTTACCGCCTTGAATGATTTCAGCAAGGTCATTACTGATAATGTGCCCACCCTCTGCTAAACTACCTAAAAGCGTTGCTTCTTCGATAGTTAGCTTCTTAGCTAAATCTTTATCAGCGATTTGGAGAGCGACAATATATTTATCCTGCGCCATTCGTTACACTCCTTTGTAATGTGTTATGTCTGTATTTAAAAACAAGCCGAATGATACCGTGTTTAGTGTACTGATCTATGTCAGTAATAACTTCTTGTGTATCAATCCGACTTTTAATGAATGAATAATAATCAATTTCGATTTCGTTATTTAAGACGAAGCCTAAAAATTGAATTATTTGTGATGCCTCATCTCTATTACGCGCTTGACTATAAACATGCAATGTGATGCCGACATCTTCGACCATGCTCGTGGTCGTTTCTTTGTTAGTGACGTTTGTTTCACCCACAACGATATATGGGTAAACAGCGTCTTTTTGAACGCAATCAAAAACCCTACCGTCCAATTGTTTTTGGATAATAGGGTTACTTTTTAATTTGTTATATACTTTGTTAAATAAGTACCGTTCAACTGATACCCACATATCTTAACCACCTCACGAAAAATACTTATTAAAGAATGCTCGCCCAGCGTCTATTGCCGGCTCCCAAAAAGGTTGAGCATGTTGTCCTTTAGTAGTGTGCCACTTACCGTTTGCATCCTTGTATGACCACGGTATCTTTTTCGCTCTACTACCTCCAGCGCCTGTTGAATATATACCAGTACCATAATTGACATATATTGCGTATTCACTACCAATATTAATAACACCAGTAAAACCGCCGTCTTTAAAGTCCATTGTTACACTTTCTCTAAGATATCCGGTATCAACTGGCATTAATGAAATGATTGTATTGTGAATCTTAGCAGTAGTCTTTGCTATACCTCGTTTGACCCATCGCTCCATGTCTCGCTCGTAATTTTCCAACTCTTTTACTAAGTCCCAATTACCATACTTAACCTTTGCCAATAGATCGCACCCTCAATCTAGTTAAATTGATTTCATGTTGTCCGCCTTGGTCGACCGGTTCGCCTACAACTTCGTACGTTTTACCCTCGTAATTAAATAAAGTTTTGTTTGTTATTGGTATGTGATACGGCGTATATAGGTTACGGTCGAAGTCTTTGCTCATTTGATGAAATTTGAGTGTCTCGCTTGATGTAGGCGTATCCATAAATCCTTTAATTGTTTCGTTACTTTTAAAACGCTCGTATTCTTTAGGAAATGTTCCTGCAACTTCAACCTCTCCAATTTCAATTGTGTGCGGAAACTCATCAAACGGATTAAACATATCGCTTACCCCAACTTAACTTACGATAAGGCATTAGATAAGCATAAGCACTACTAGGTATGTCAGTTACATAGGTATAACTCACGTTGCCCATCGTGCGCGCTGAGATATTGCCAGTTGTACCAAACTTGATACATTCAGCAATAAACTTCTTAACACCCGACGGCACTTCTTTGTCATCAAACTTCTGATTACAATAATCTTCTGCAACACCTTTATATTCTTCAATAAGATATTCGATCTGCTCATCGTTAGACGAATCATTGAGTGAAAGTCCATTAATCATTTTGACGTCTTTTGCGTCCATTACTTAACACCCTCTAAAGCTTTGATAAGCTCATCTTTTTTCATATCGCTATAGCCTTTAATTTCACGCTTTTTAGCAAGTTCTTTTAATTCTGCTACTTTCATATCAGATAAACTTTTTTGCTCGTCAGCGCTCGCCTCAGACTGTTCTGTTGTATCGTCTTCAACAAGTTTGATAGCGATTAAGTTACGGCGGTTGTTTGTTGTAGATAATTCAGTGAACCGTTCTTCTGATACTTCTAACCCATCACGTGGGTAAATGTCTCCCACTTGATATTCATGTCCATTGTCTTGTGCATCTTCAAAACGTTCGATTACTTTATACATACGTCACTACCTCCTATTACATTTCTAAGCTTCCAGAACCTTTAGTGATTTTCACTGCTTTAGATTCATCATATAAATATGCTACATAGTGCTTATCACTGTATAATGCAGTTGTTTTTGTTGATGCGTCACGCGCTACTTCTAAGAAGAAATCACGTTTCAAGATTAATTTAACTGCACCTTTTTTAGCTAAAATAGCTGTGCCAGCTTCTAACTTATTAGTACGTACAATGATAGCACCTAGAGCTTCGCCAAACGCACCTTTAACGATGATGTCATCGCCTAATTCGGTTGCACGTGTAAAGTTAGTTGATGCATCTCCGCGTAACTTACCAGCATCAAGTGGATTAACAAATAAAACCATTGGTTCTAAGTCTTCATCGTTAAATTTGTCGATTGCTGATTGTAAGCCGTTTAACTTAGTGATGTCCGCATTAACAGTAAGTTTAGCTCCCATTAAAGCCTCTAATACGTCATTGTCAACTTTGTTAGCATGTGCTAAACCGTGTTGACGTACTTGTTCGCCTTGAGGGTCTCCGTAACCACTTAATAAAGCCTCATCTGTGATAGATGTACCTTTAGCAATTTTACGGATTTTAGCCTCACGTTTTTTAGTTTCTAAGATGTCAGTAGGGATTTTTTCGCCCTCTGCAACTACTTGTGCATCTCCGCTATAAACGAATGCTGGGAATGTCAAAGTGTCTCCCGGTTGTCCTTGTAATGTGCTATCTACTTCTGCAAATGAAGCGAAACGCAATTTCTTTTCGAGTTGCGCTTGCATCATAGGCGCTAGTACTTCTGGAATGATTTGATTACTTGTTTTAGTAACTCCTTGTGGCATGTTTATACCTCTTTCTTTGTTTAATTTTGATTAACTAGTTTTTCGAATGTCTCACGATCGTTCAAATACAATTCGTTACGTTCAGCGACACTCATGTTGTCAAACTTTTCTTTCGTTACACTTGAGTCCGGATTACCTCCGCCTTGTGGTGTTTTACCTACAGGCTTAGACGACGCAAATAAATAAGGTTTAGACTCTTTAAGCGTTTCAATCGCTTTGTCTAAACCTTTTACAGTGCCGTCGTCTACTAATTCCAGTTCATCTTTATTGATGAATGCTAGAATGTCGTTAGCGTCATTTGCTTCTTTAGCAACCGCTAACTTAACTGCGTTATTAAGTTGTGTTTCTTTATACTTTGTCTCCAACTCTGAATTTTGATTCTTTAATTCTTCGAGTTCTTTTTGAATCTCGCTATCATCTTTAACAGAGTCTTGCAATTTGACAATTTGTTCATCACGTTTAGAAATCTCTTCTTTCAACTCTTCAATTTCGGTATTCTTGTCGTTCAGTCTCGAACGTGGTACCATTCCCGATTTTGATTCGTCAATCGCATCAATTACCTTCTGCTTGTCGATTTCTCCGTCTTTAAATTGTCCTAACAATGTGTATAAATCCATTTAAACTACTCCTTTTTACGAGTTTTACGTGCAACGCCACGAAGAATTTTGGTATAAAAAGAAGCAGTTTAACGACATGCTAAGGTCGAGTAGTAAACTACTTTCTTTTACGTTTATATTTCTCCCACTCACGATAAGTCATTTGTGGTATTACTTCGGTTGTGCCATCATCTTTACGTACTCTTGTTGTACTAGGCAAATCATTTTCGTCAATGTAATACATAAGCTTACAACGACAGTTGATGTTTTCTTTTGCACTATTCACACCAACGAACAACTTAGGTGCTTGTCCAATGCAACCACTCGACTTGAACGGTTCGTCTATTCTCTTCTTAGCACCGTCTAGATGCCTGTGTGTGTCTCTTGTACGTGTATCTTTAGTAGCTTGCCAATACTTATACATCTGTAAGCCATTCTTTTGAGCTACCAATGCACTATCAAGTCCAGCTTGTGACATCGCTCTACCCGCTTCTGTACGAGCTACACGCAACGATTGAGCTTTAGACATGCCAATATCATCACGGATTGCTTTCGCTATTTTAGAGTAGCCCTCTCCGCTCATAATGCCTTGTGTGATATGTAAGCGTATCTTTTTCAGCACTTCATCACGATGCTTCTGTAGCGTCGGTACTAATCGAATGAACTCAATAGGTTGTTCAATAGCTGATGTGATAACTTCTTTGCTAGGAACATCAAACTGCATAGATGTTTGACTCACCGTCTCATATAAATAAAGGCTCATAAGGAACTTTTCTATATAAGCATCTTCCTGCGACTTCTGAATCATCTTAGCTATTTGCCTGTAATCATCAGTCAGCATAGTACCTATACGAGTTAACTCCTTATTGAGCCTGTTATATTTATTAAATTCAGTCCATGTAACATACACATCATCACTTTGATACTTCTCAAACATATCTGCGATGATTTGTTTTATCTCTTTAAGTCGATTAGCAAATAGTTGTTCTATAGGCTTCTCAGCTTTAGAGATTAGACTGTCGATATACTCATCAATATCATTCTGATTCTTTATTGTTAGATCTTTCTTGTTGTTGGGCACCGTCAGCACCTCCGTCATCTAAATTAGGCAGTTGCTTGTTGTACTCCATTTGTTCTTGCTCTATTCGTTCGAGTTCTGCTTGTAAATCTTCGACAAACGGGTGATTTTCCAATACAGTTTCATGGCTTACAATTCCCATAGATTGCTGAGCTGTTTGTACTTGTAATTCTGTGTTCGCTACTTTGTTGTAGTTGAAACTAATATCGACATCATTATGTTCTCCTTTGATGTCGAAGTGCTCAAACACAAACCAAAGTAACTCCTGTATAGCAACTTTAGCTTTACGCGCTAACTTATCCGCTTTCAAGTTTAAGTTAGTATATAAAAACTCTAACGCAACCCCACTTGGAGCAGAACCGAATTTATCAGAACTAAAGTCAACCGCTTGACCAAACAACATTATTTTTTGATATAACTCATCTAAATACTTCTTACTGTTTTCAACTGGTACTTCTACCTGTATTGTGTCGACACCCCCGTTATCTGATACTTTTATCGCACCGTAATAACGTAGTAACCGTTTAAATTCTGGTAACTCTTGGTCATCGTAGTTCTTCAATACATACGTTAATTCGTTTGAATCTTTAAAAGTATTGGATAAATCAGATAATCGCCTGTTATACGCATCAATCAATGTTTTATACATAAATATGTCTGATATTTCTAAGTCGTTATTTTTGAATGGAATAAATGGAATCTTACCCCACGACCCTGTACTAAAATGCGTTTTTGAATTCTCCAAATTGTTAGAGTAATCCGGAATAAGCGAGCCATTTTCATAAACGTAGTAATTAACCGTTACTTTGTCCCAGTATTCAACTTTAGTTTCATTTTCCAATTTATACATCCTGATAAACGCCTCTAATTCTTCGTGCTCTTTATCAGTCCATATAGGAATACCTTGTTCTGCTGGTACTCTAAATAACTTAAATTCTCCCTCTTCATCAAGGTAAGGATGCAACCATTCAATACCTTTATTGCTGGCTCCTGTTAGTACACTGTGTAACTTATCATCGAATCTATTGCCCAAAACTTCATCAATACGTTTAACTACTTCATCATCTGTATGTTTAAAAGCGATAGGCTTACCTACAATATAAGAAACTTTTTGATCTACTAGGTTAGCATGGAAGTTGGTAATCATTCTGTCATCTGGTTTCAATGGGTCAACTGCTCCTGTAGCATCAACTGGCTTAGGTTCCTTAACAATATCAGGACGTTGCTCATAATATTCTTGACCGATTGAGATTTCAGGTAACTTCTCCAAATGTTGTTTTATATATCTGACAATCATTTCTTCCAGTGTTTCTGGCTTATTGTTAGTCCTCACAATAGCATCAAATATTTCTGTTTGTGTTGGTTGGCTAGGGTACAAAATATTACCTCCTTTAATTAAAGCCTGTGCCACTTGGCTTATTAGCTATATAAACTGCATATCTTAACGCATCTAATGTGTCATCGTTTAATTTAACTGGTTCGTCTGCATTATCTTTCCAAACGTAGTTGTATATTTCTTCTTTAAACAAACTAACTTTTTCTTTGATAATGAATATTTTATTTAACTTGAATAACCTAGAAATAACTTCAATGCCAGCAATAACAGCTTTGTCAGCATATCTTGCTTTTATCTTCTCTCTTCTAAATCGTTCAATATGTTCAGGTCTAGCTGTATCACAATAAAAAAGAATATCGCCATGCCTTTTTATAACTCCTTTTGCAATAGCTACCCAGTCATCTATTTCTTTATGTCTGTGTGCGTGTTCTTCAATAACGTACTTGTTTCCGTCGAAGTCTTCCGCTACAACCATAATAGAACCATAATGCTCATATCCCCAGTCGACGCCTGCATATTTCCTTTTTATTTGTTTAGTTTTAAATTCTTCTTCTGTGATGTAATGAACTTTTTCTTTGAAATCTTTATATACAACACCCTCAGCAGAAACCCACTTACCATAAATGTCACGATCTGTGAACATTCCTGTTGGTGTACTCGCTATAATCGATTCAATATATTCTTCATCTAAAAATGTATTGTCGAACAAAGTAAATTGAAATGCTTTGATATTTAGTCTTCCATTCGATAATCGTTGACCACTCTTATCAATGTAATCTTTTTTAACTGGATGCATTGGGTTTTCGGGGTTTGTATCAATTAATATTCTCGCGCCTTTGTAACTACAACGTGAGAACACTTCTTTAATAAACATATTGTGTAATGCTGTTCCCTCATTTAAAAAAGCACCTGCTGAAGTAAAACCACGCGCTTTTTTCCATGCATCCGAGTTTTGTCCGTCGAATACATACACTTTATTACCGAATATTTTGACTGCGTTAGATTTGTCGAGTGTTAACTCTCTACCTAGTATTAACTCCATATCATCTAGTATGTTACGTCTTATAGATGCTTGTGTTGCTCCTCCAATAATGAAGTTAAGCCCCTTGTCTTTATAAGTAGCTATATGCATTAAAAAAAGCAGGATGAACACATATGTTTTACCTGCCCTTTTTGCACCACTCGCTATTAATACTTTGGGTTTATCGTTTATAAAGCAGTTCCAGACTTCTTGTTGTTTCGGGTTTAACATTTCATTAATCATTATTAACACCCGCTAACTTAATAAGTGCTTTAGCAACTTCTGCTTCTTGTGAATTATTTTCTGATTTATCCATTTGGTCAATTTTTTTCTCAAGCATCTTGATTTCAGTTTCAATCTTTTTGTTAGTCAGAACTTCATTTCCTAACGTCATTCTATTCATGCCGTCCAAACTAGCGAGGAATGCATCAGCTGTCGCTTTCTTTACTCCCTCTATTTCAATGTCATTCTTAGCTACATTCTTTAACCACTCATATTCTTCAAAAGCCTTTTGGCGTGTCCATTTTGATTGTTCAGCTGCTTCTTGACGCAATTCTTCATACCTATCTAAAACCGCACTATTCTTACTCAACTCAAAAGCTCGGCTATCTATATAATTATCACTTTTGCCTTTAGTCGAATAGCCTGCGTCAATATAAGCTTTGCGTTGGCTCTTGCCCTCTATGAGTCCTAGCACAAATTTTTCTTGCTTCGGTGTTAATTTAATCAATTGTTTTCACTGTATCACACGCCTTTACGTTAATTACTCTAGTTATTTAAATATAAAATGCTCCTACATCTTGTGCAGGAGCTACGTTCAATAAATGTGAAAGGAGGAAAATAGTTATGACTCAAAATGCAAGAATTAAACTACCTACCATATAGGCAGGTAGTAAGTGATTAATAGCGTAACATATCAACTTTTATATGTTTGTCACTTCTCAATCACATCGATGAGAACATCTAATGTGGCTATTACCCCACGTCTTAAGATAATTCTTACAATATCATAATATCTCGTTTTAGGTGTCAAAAACTGTCATTTTACTGTCAATTTTAGTATTCCCCTAATTCTTCGGCTAGTTTAGAGACTATTTTCTTCTTGATTCTATGCGCTGTACTTTCAGAGATGTGTATGTCATAACAAACCACAATTAAAGTCTTTTTATTAAAATAATACTCTTGAATGAATTCCCGTTCTTTCCTACTTGATGTGTTAATTATACGTTCAATCGCACTCTTAAACTCAAGAATTTTACCTCTTCGTATACTACAAAGATAATTAGTTACTGCCATTTCTGTTTTCGATGTATTAGACGGTACAAACTCCCCGCCTATATTTGTATCTGTTGGAATCCACGGTGTCATTATTTCACTTCTTAAATCTTCGAGTTGCTTATGATAATTAGGATAATCACACAACTCATCTTCTAACTTTCGAACTGTTGATAATTTTAATCCATATTTCTTTTTAGTCATGAATACCCTCCATACAAATATTTTTAATCTTCAAAATGTCTCAATCTACTTCTTAATATCTCTATCTCCCGCTCTTTAACTTTCACATCGCCTTTTAACTGTTCAGCTTGCAACATCACACCAAACAATAAGATGACTAGTAATATAATTGCTATGACTAACCACATCATCTACTCCGTCACCTCCGCCCTCATCAAATCTGACTGATCGCTCAACTTCGCGAAGTCACTCGGCACCTCTACATCATCATTAGCCGTCATCATAATATATACTTGCTCAGTTACATACTTACCTAGCTCATACATTGCTAATAAGAATATTAGTCTTAATATTTGTTTAATCATTGTTTATCTACCTTCTTTACTTCGTATAAGACCGGATATAAATTTAAAAAGTGTATTCTATAACCAATCGTTTTAACTTCTACTTTGTCGCCTACTTTTAACCTAGCTTGTATGTCTGCGCTATCAAATTTCTTTTTGAATAATAAGTCGGAGTTTTCAATGACTTGTTTGTTGTCTAATACAATATAGAACTTGTCTTCTTTATCTTGTCTCTTGTTATATTTATCTGTAATAGTTCCTTGGTGCGTTTCTTTGTGTTGGTAACTAGCCACTGTATAGATAGGCAATGTGACAACAAGTAACAATGCGAATATGCCGAATAATGACAGTACTCCAACAATAAAGATATCGAACCAATCCATATTTTTAAGTTTTTTAATCATCGTCTGCCTCCTCGAATGGTTTCATTGTCTCAATGTTAATATCCACCATACCCTCGTTTGGTTCGACTTTTTCAACGTGAAAGATACCAATATTTGATTTGATATCGTTTAAGTTGGTCGCTCCATCAACTGGTTTGTTCCGCACCTCGTACTTCTCTTTTGCTTTTTCTTTACTCTCTGCCTCAACAACTGTAAACCTTTGATTGCTTTTAGCTTTAGTTATGTGTGTATGCTTGCGTCCTGTTGAATCTTTGAATGTTGTGACTAAGTATTGCGTCACTTCCCCAAAACCTCCTTGACTCGATCTAAGATGTCTTTACACGTATCCTTTTCCTGCGTCTGTTGTTCCATCTTGTCTTTCATGATTCCTTTTCATTTTCTTTTTGTATGCGTCAATGAGTTGGTCGATAGAATAGTAAGTATTGGCGTACAAAAACGGCATTATTAAAACTTGTACAATGCTATTATCAATACCTTTTACAAATTGTTCTGTTAGTGTATGCATTACATGAACAAAATAAACTGAATGTAGTTTAGGTAAAGTAACTTCATTTTCAATCAAATCAACCATAACCTCAGTAGTTTCTTCCAAATCTTCTTCATCAACAATAGTCAAAGTTAATTGCAAACTGAAAGCTAAGTAATCAGCAATCTCATCTAATTGTGTATCTAGTGGCTTACCTGGTTGTTTCTTCCAATTTTTAAAAAACTCAAGTGTGTTAATCCACTCTACAAATTCAATAATCATACTAGCTACTGTGTCATTTAAATTTCTAGTTGGTATTCTATCGTCGAACTCCTTTTGTATTTGTAATAACTCTTGTAACTGATCAATTGTTAATGTGTTAGTCATTTTCCTGCTCCACATCTACATAAATTTCATACTCATCACAATCAAATGGCACTTCCATTCTCGCAATAACATCCGCCTCAAATTCTGCTTCTTCTAAACTTTCAGCCTCGATAGTCTCTTCAATCATGCCAGTGTATGTGATTTGAACATTAAATTTTTTCATCTTCCTGCTCCTCCTCATATTTATAGACAACTTGACCTGCCATAATCCCTACTGCTTCATCAAGTTCAATACCTTCTTTAACTGAATGTTGAATAGCATTTGTCATTCCCTCAAGTATTTCATCAAACGCTTGCGCTTTCTTATACACGTCCTCAATCTCTTTTAGTAATCCCTCTGTGTCATTGCCGTTATACGCACTAGCACTTATAACGGACTGTTCTATTTGTTCACGGTTATTCATTTGTGTCATCCTCCATAAAAATTTTATTGTTTAATTCCATTCCGAATTTAACTCTTTCATCATCGTTACCGAATTCGTTTATTAAATCTTTTTCAACGCTCTTGCAATACCTATCCCATGCGCTTGCTTTCTTCTCCAGTTCTTTGTTACAATCTCGTAACTTCGCTATATCCCCAATAAGCTCATCTCGTTGCTTCTTGTACTCTTCACGATCTTTTAATGCTTTGTGAAGTTTATCTAATAACTTGTTAAAGTTAGTACAAAGATTTTTATATTGTTCATCTGATAAGGTGAACGTCATCTCATAACCTCCAATAGCATCTCATTTTCAAAAATATTTCCAACAATTTCAATAATATCGTCATTTTCACTTAGTAATTCAGTTACATTGCTAAAAGTTATATAAAAGGCTCCTTCTTTAAACTCGATAAAACTTACTTCTCTCGAATAACAATCTTGAACAATATCCCCTTCATAAATCTCCACACCGTGCACATCTTTAAATCCTGTGTATTGTAATAGTTTTACTTCATTGAAACTTTTATAACCTGTTGAAATCAAAATGTACCCACTATTAAAATCGATTTCGTCAATAATACTCATAACTTTTTTATCTTTATCCCAAGCTTTAAATTTCAACATCATACTAGCAACTCCCCATCTTTCCAGATTAACGTCATAGTTAGGTCATCGTTTAAGATGTAGAATGCTTTGGTAGGCACACATCTGCCATATAAACATTCTTTTATACTAGTGTTCTCATATAGTGTAGAGTTATAGTCTCCTTCTTGAATCTCGAATAATTCAATCAACCTATCAACCTTAGTCTCTTCCGTTACTTCTTTTTCAATATCAACTATGAAGGGGATATCAATTGGAATAAAAATTGACGTCGAACACTTATTTGTATTTGGATGAAAACGAACGAATCCATCACTAAATCCTGTTGAAAAAAATATTTTCCCTTGTGATAGCTCCGGATTTTCTCGCGCCCATTTAATTAACTCGTCTAATAGCATTTCTTTTTTAACTTTGATTTTCATTGTTTCCATCTCCTCTAAAATAAAGTTAGTTGCTTCTGTTCCTCGTATTCCAAACCATGTTGCTTTATATATATTTCGAGCTCTTCAGCAGTATCAAATGTCTTTTTAACGCCTTGCCAACCTGGTACGATATGCCCGTGAAAGTAATAAGTGCTGTTTACTACATGGATATGTGCCACTCCTTCGTTATCCTGATACAGATATCTCTTAGATCCGAAAAAATGGTTTAAGTATTCTTTGCGTGCGTTATCGGTTTTAGGCATTTATGCTTCCTGCCATTTCTTAAACATTTGGTTATAAGTATTATCAAACCAGTACGGATCACGTGAATGTTTTTGTGGTACATTAAACAAATGTGGTTTCCTCTTACGTAGTTCAACCTCTTTACGTCGTTGCCTAGCTATTTCACGTTCTTTGCTCTCTCGTTGCATAATTCTGGATAATACGATTTCTTTATACTCAGCTAAGCGCATGCCATAAGGTGCGTTTAAGGCTTCTAACAACGCCCAGCCACCACGTACTCTTTTTGCAACCATTCCAGGAGTTAACCCGTTCTTTTTTATCAATTCATTTTCATGTTCGGTAAATTTATATGGTTTACCGTTAATCTTCACGACACTCATTTATTCCACCTCTACATTTACATTTCTAATTTTTAAATTGTCATACTCTAGTAATTCGTCTGGATTGTTATATAAGTAATCTGCCAGCGCTTCTTTTTCGATATCCACATCATCAAAATACTGATATTCAACTTCTGTAGGTATCCTTATATCAATCGTTGCGTTTATATATGCTTGCTGTTGCATTAGATCACTTCCTCAACTCGCATGATTATTTTTGGTTCTAGTCCATAACGCTTTGAGCTAGTTATTTCTGTAATTTGGTTATCGTCTTTCCACACATGACCATTACATGCGTCTAATACTGTTTTAATTAAGTTATCGATATCCGGCTTAGTCACTTTATACTGTCCAACCATTTCACTTTTCTTTTTCTTCGACCATGATTTAAGTAATGGAAAGTAAAAGTCTAATTCGATTTTTAGTGCGCGCTCTAGATTTAACTTAGGCATTTGCCCTTGTATATACGCTTTATGATTTGTATAAGCTGTTGGCATGTATGTTTGAACAAATCTACCTGTATTACGAAAGCGTGGACGAGGCGAGCCCATAGGTGCCTCGAACGTTTCGTTAAATTTAATTTCTATTTCCATGTGCCACCTCTAAATATCAAATATCGTTGCTTGTAACCCTAGCTCTTGCTCATATAAAAGCCCGTGAGCGCCTTTGAATCGTTTTAGGTCACTATCAGCCATGATTTTCTTTTCGTCGCTGAAATGGGCTCCTGTGAGCGAATAAACTTCATTTACGTTGTCTTTATACTTGATGACCTTAATATCTTCCGTGCCATCTTCTCGGTATAAGTAATATTTTTCTTTCGGCATTTTTAACACTCCTTAATATTCGACGATAGCGGGGCGTGTATGACGTTCTGCAAGTTTTTGGATAAATAGGTCGTACAACCTATTTTCATCGCCCTGTGCCTCATCTATGAGTTTCTGAGCGTACATATCTGAACACTCAAGTTTAGTTTTTAAAAATTCTTTGGTTACCATGCATCTCGCTCCCTGAAATCGTCTCCGATTACTCTTACTTTTCTCGCATTGTGTTTCATTCTTGAATTGATACGTTGCCAGTTCATATTTTGATTTAGTTCTTTATCACTAAAGTTAGTTGTAAAGATGTTGTTTTTACCTACTCTGTTATCAACAATGCTGAAAAGTTTATTTAAAGTGTGCTCTGTGTTTTCTACACCCATATCATCTAGTACAAGTAAATCAATATCACTTAGCAATCTGACTAGCTCGTCTGTAGTTTCAACTGCATTTTTGTTGTATGTCGCTTTGATACGATCCATCAACATTGGTATATGCATAAAAGCAACCGTATGCCCTTTAGCTTTGACTGCTTTTGCGATAGCGTATGCTAGGTGGCTTTTACCAGTTCCGTATGAACCTTGCAATATTAATGATTTTGGTTCTTTTGTAGAGAAGCCTTGTACGTACTCTATTGCTGTTTGTTTAGCGTGTACTTGTTTTTCATTTTGTGGCTTGTAGTTTTTGACTGTTGCATCTCTTAAAGACGGATTAACGTTTGATTGATTGAATATGTTGTTTATCTTCCGTTGCTTGTTTCGCTTATATTCCTCATAGATTTCACATTTGCAACCGTCTTTATACTCGTAACCATTCGGGTGTTTTTTAGTAGGAGCAAACTTATATAAGTCGTATTCACTTCCACATCTCTCACATTTCAATCCTTTTTCGACATGAGTAGGTTGATATTTTTTCAAGCTTTCGTTTATCTTTTCGCTGAATAGTGGTTTCATAATATCCCCCTAATCCCAATAACTTTCGTCGTACTTCATGCGTTCCAATTGATCTATGCCAGTTGGTTGTGCTTTTTGATTGAGGTACCCCTCAAATTTATTGCCAAAAAGTGTTTCTGGTCTAAGGTATTTATCGCTATCCGTGTTTAGCCACTCAGCTGTTTTGATATCAATCACCTTTTTAAAATCCTCCAACCTAAAATCTTGATTCCATCTTGCTTTAATAAAATCTTTTGATTTAGCTGTATTGTGTTTAAAATGCTTTCCTGTTTTTTTGTTTAAGTATTCGATAATTTCTTTATAGGGAATGGAATACACAGTCGGGTTGCCCGACAATATACTTCCATCATTATTAGTATTGTTATTATTAGTTAAATCATTATTAGTACTATTATTATTAGTAGTACGCCCTTTTCGGTTTTCCGTTTTTCCGTTTTCCGAAAACCCGTTTGCCGATAATCCGTTTGCCGAAAATGGCATTTCGGTTGGTTTTTCGTAAACTAAGTATTCAAAACCTTTAAACACACCGTTTTCAGCTCTTTTTTGTATTCTGTGAACATATTTATTATCCATAAGTTCTTGAACGCCACTATTGATTGATTTTTGTCCATCATTCATATGTTTAACTACTTCTGACGTGTATATTTGCCAATTGTCAGGACGACTTAGGAAATACAATAATATCCCTTTAGCTTTAGCACTTAAATTACTATCGAACACAAAAGATTTATGCACAGTTACAAAATCGCCACTTTCTTTTATCGTTCTAAATGTTGCCATTTCGTTATCTCCTTTCTGGTATAATTTTGTTATCGCTATTGCGTTAGATTGGGGGTGAATAATTATGGATCCTATTTTAGGTAAAGGTATTGATAAAATTATTGAAGGCGCATCAAAAGGGCCTGTAGAAACATTCTCTAAAACTTGGGAACTTGTCTTTGGGAAATTCCACCTTTATGTGGATAAAGTTATTTATCAAAGAGAAGTAGAATTTGAAAAATTCAAAGAACAATTTAAAAAAGAAATATCTTCTGTACCTGAAAATAATTTACAAGAACCACAATTTTCTCTTCTAGGTCCTGCTCTAGAAGCTTCAAAGTTTTACATTAGTGAAAAAACTTTAAGTAATATGTTCGCAAAACTAATAGCATCATCTATGGATGACAGAAAAAACTCATTAACCCACCATTCATTTGTTGAAATAATTAAACAATTATCCCCAAATGATGCTATTCTTTTAAAACATTTAAAGAATCACGAAGTACATCCTGCCGTTAAATATAGAGCGGTTTTAAACCCAAAGAATGACGGTATGAATATATCGGACACGTTAATAAAAGACTCTCCGTTAGATATAGAATCAACCGAAATTTCAATTAATAACCTAGTAAGGTTAGGGGTTTTAAATGAAACTTTTGACATGTCTTACTTAACAAAAAAAGGAATTTATAATAAGTTTTATGCTCCTCAGTTTTTAAATCACTTTAATAAGATTATAGAAAAACAAAGATTTGTTTCGGGATTAGAATTTGTTAAAAGAATGTTAAAGTCAGGACACAACCTAGAAACAATAAGTAAACTTTCTGGCATTGAATTTGAAGTATTAAAGTTACATTACAGCCCCTGGGTAATAGACATCAAAAAAGGCTCAATTAGTTTGTCCGCCTATGGTAAAGCTTTTGTAAAAACCTGTATTAACTAAACGGAGATTTTAAAATTTTCTCCACTTTTACAGCATGCATAGCATTTCTAATCTCTTCCGCCAAGATGACGATTAGGAGTGCTATTTTTATTATTCTTAGTCTATTCATTCCTTTTTCTCTCCTTTCAGCATTTTATTGAGCCTCTCATCAACTTTTATCCACGAGTCATGCAAGTGGTATTTATCATCAAACGACTTAACGCCAATCGCATGTTGCTCGTTGTGATGTTCGCGACATAACGCTAATACATGTTTGTCATAGTGGTTCATTTTGTTTCTGTTCATGCCTCTGCCGACTGCTTCATAATGTGCCAGGTCTGCGTGAGGCTTTCCGCATATTACACAGTTGCGGTTGATTGTAGCCCAATATAATAACGCTTTATCTTCGCTTAACAACTTACTCGTTTCTACACTCATAGGTATTTGATGATGAAACATAAACGCTATAATCAGTTCTATTAACTCCCTTGCAACTTTCATAGAACAGTCGCGCAGACTGATTTCTTCATAACCTTTCATAATTTCCAATTCTGTTTGTAATAATTTTCTAGTTGATTCTACTGGTTCGCCCCAGTGAAGTTCTATATCTCTACACATTGCGAATATTTTTTTGCGTTGTTCTATAGATAGTTTTTTATTGTCCGGAACCTCTACTTCTGCTTTTAGTGGATATCCGTTTTCTAGTAAGTCAATGTGACTTTGTTCAAGTTCAACACCAGTAGCAACGACGGAATAAGTACCGTCGTTATCTTTCTGGTATCTTGTAATGTATTGCATTTAAACCACACCTTAAAACGCTAAATCTTGGTCGTCATATCCAAATTGGCCACTGCTTTCAAATGGATTGCTTTGTTGAGACATTGATGTTTGTTGTTGTGCCCCGTTATTTTCTTCAGCTTTTTGCTTATCTGTCTTCGGAATAGGTTTGTTAACAACATCATCGCCCTTTTTGTAAGGTTTAATAAATGAAAAATCCGTAAAATACTTACCTTCATCTTCATTGAATTTCCATTTCAATACCAAGTGACAAAACTTACCAATAAGATCATTGGTATCAAAATCTAAGCTAGGAAGATTTAACTTAATACCTAATCGAGTAACTAATTCAATCAATTGTTTTTCTTGGAAATCATATTTATACGGCGGTACAAATTGATTATGTTTATATTGTTTGCCTTCATCATTTTCAAATACGATTGTGAAATATCTATTTTCTCTATCATTGAATTCAATATTTTTAACTTTCACTGTGAATTCTCCAGCTTGAAACCCTGCTGAGCCGTTATAAAACTTTTCTTGATTTGTTTCTTTAGTAAATTGCGCTTGTCCTGTGATTTTCATAATTAAATACCGTCCTTTTAATTAATTTTTAGTTTCCATTTCTAATTGCTTCTACTACGTCCGTAATGCTAGGATTTGCAAATTTCTTATTGTTAATTGTTATTGAAGGTGAATGTCTAATCTTTGTTTCAAACGTATTAGAAGGTTCAGCGTTTAGAATATATCTAGCTTTCTTTTCTCCGTTATCATCAAATTCTTCAATCATTGCCCTAGCTAACACATCACTTTGAGAAGTAATAGCTTTTTTAATTTGTTCTTGCGCTTCAATAGTGATAGTAGGGTTGATAGTGATACCTTCATCATCTTTATCTTTGTTGATACCTTCATGACCTGTAATAACAAAGTGGAATTTGTATTCTTCTTGAAGTTTTCCTATTAATCTGTACATACTGACAATTCGTTCAGCAACTTCTCCCCAATCATTAAACGTTGGTTTTTTAGACTTATTTTTCATCACATCATTCAATGTCATATCTCTAAGTTTTTGAATAGTTTCAATAACTACAACATTGATTTCTTGTCCGTTTTCTCTCATCTCCTGTAAAATTTGAGGTAAAAAATTTACAACATAAACAAAGTGTTGATAGTTCTCGATTTCTACGTCTGATCCTTCGTCAGTAACCGTTGTTCCACCTTCGTTAATGTCAATGACGAAAGCGTCTTTATCTCTTGTAGCAAACGTGGTTTTTCCTGAGCCAATTTTTCCGTATACTGCAAATTTATAGAATTTCCTTTTATTTTTCTCAGCGATATTATTTATCTTTAGTTTTTTGAGTATGCTTACTTTTTCTTGTGGTTCTTGTTTTTCCTCAGTCATGTTCTACCTCCTCGTACTCAATAGTTTCTGTCACTGTTTTCTTGATTGCTTTGTGATAATCCATATTGATACTCGCTTCTTCCATACCGTTAAACTCCCTAGCTCTATTTCTATTTGTGGAGTAACTAATATCTGAATTGTTATCAGTTGGTTTGTTAGTTATATAAATTGGCATATCCCTATGACGAATGATATAAGTTACAGTCTGCTTCATAGCGACCTCCTACCATTTCATGACTAAGTTAATTAGTCTGTCCTGTTCGTCTGTGTTCTCTTCAATCCATTCATCTATTGCTTGGTTAAATAAGTCTGATGCCATATCTAAGTCATTCTCATCTACGACATAAGCATGTTTAATTGGTACGTTGTTCATATCTTTAACTTGTATTGATATGCCCATATGACCTTTTAAAATGAATAGCTTAAAATCGAATCCGTTAACATGAATATTTTTGCGTATGATTTCGCCTATTTCGTAATACATCTTGACTTCCTCCGTTTTTCGTTTTATATTGAACATGAATTTTTTCTTAAGTGTTTGATACTGTTACTTGCTCCAACAAGTAGCAGTTTTTTTATTCTTTGAAAAAGCATTCTTTGTAGTACATGAAAGTCGCTATGCTTGCGAACCCTGCAATTGACCATGCAGTAGTGAAGTATAGAAACGGCATAAGTACAATTGCTAAGACTGTAAAGCACAGTACTGCTACTAGGTAGCTTTTATAAATGTTGCTCATTTTCTTTTTTCTCCTCTTTGGTTGTTTCATCGTTTATCAAACCTTGCATTTCCATTAATTTTTGAGGTATACCAGCTTTTAACTGGATTTCGTATAACATTTGTTGAATGTGTGGTGGCACTTCTACCATTCCTTTCGTGTATAATTTAGTTATCTCCTAGTGAAAGGAGGTGATAAGTATGGAATTTAATGATTTTCAAAATTTCTTTGGTGAACTTAGTAATCAAGCCGAAAAAGAATTCGGTGGTGACAGTGACTTTTTTAGAGATAGAATAAATAAGTTGAAAGAAGATGCTCCTGAAAACGTATCTTACGAAATTATTTATTCAATAGCTTTATACGAAAGCTTAAAAGCTCAACAAGATATGAAAATTTTGAATACAGTTAAATATCTTTTAGATCGTGACTAGCAATATCCAACAATGATTTGCTCTGAGCATTATTAATTTTTGGATAATCAAAATTTCTAAGTTTAAATCTTGTGTTTTTCTCAATCTTTACAACCTTCCACGTCACAACTGCCATTGTGATGAGGAGGGTTGTTTTGTATAGTGTGTTCATTGATAATTCCTCCTATTAAGATTTTTATTTTTCTCCTAAAAACTTATTAACAAAGTATTGTTGTCCTTTGCCTGTTACTTTTGGCGTCTTACTAATTGATGTGTGACCGTCCGAATGTGTGATTGATGTTTCTTTAATTTCGAATAACTCACGTTCCATTGAATACTGTGTAGGCATGTTATAATCCACACCCTTGCGTTTAATAAGGAATCCGTTTTGACGTAACCACTCAAACAATCTGCGTTGCCCGATGTTTATACCGTTTTGTTTAATGATCTTTGCTAACTCTCCAACTAAAATTGATGTCTTAGTAGTAGCTACTGCATCTGCAAATACAATTTTTGGTTTATCACGTTCAATCTTTGTTTCTAATTGATTGATTGTGTTGTTAGCAATTTTTAATGCACGTTGCATAATCATTTCTGGACTGTTCCATGCTTTCTCAACTTGGATGAAATATTGTCTTGCACGTTTACCAGGTTCACTACGTTGAATCATTGCAATCTCTTTTGCAGTGTCTAGTGTTAGAGCGTGGTCAGTCATATTTTGATAACCACCTTGGGTAAGACATTTTTGGGTCACCCTTGTAAAATCGATATTTTCTTCAAAACCATACTCAGACATTCTGTTAAACCACTTCTTATATTCAGTCTTAACTTCTAATGCTTGATGAAGTTCTCGACCACTTATTGCGATTTCTCCATTTTCTTTTTCTTGTATGTTGAACATTTCTCCGATGTTCGATTTTGTTTGTAATGCTTGCATTTTATTTCTCCTTTACATTAGCGATATCAATTTGTAGTGCATCGCATATTTTTTTTACTGTGAGGAAACCGGGGTTTTTAACTTCTGTTTCGATAGATCGAATTGTCGAGTTTTGTAATTCTGTTAGCTTCGCTAGTTGATAGCGTGTTATCCCCTTTTCTTCTCTCAATTCTTTTAAGTTCAGCATCTTAACACTCCTTATTGCTTGTAACGGAATTTCGTTATATACTTATCTCAACCCCACATAAACTGGGAGGTGATGGCCTTGCTTATGCGAGGTTTTAAATCACCCTGTGGTTCTATAGATAAGTAAATCTAAATTCAGAGCATCGTTTGTTGTGCTCCATCGCCAACTGAGGCGTTAAAAAGGTATGCGTACTGTAAGGTAGTAACTTATAGGACGCTAGACTTTGATTGAACACCTAAGCTCATTACAGGGCTGGGGACGATACCAGCAAAACTTGAGCTGTTAGTCGTGGCGACTAGAATCAAACAAAATTTCCGTAGCACATGCTTTCCACGACAAAGCATGTGTTTTTTTATTGGAAACAAAATGTTTGTAATGCTTGCATAATATTTATGCTCCTTTCGTGTATAATGTTGTTATCAACCTAAGGAGGTGATAAGTATGTCTGATAAAGAAATAGCTTTAGAATTAACTAAAAGTTACTTAGAACATTTAAATGTGCGAGCGAGTAGTAATAATACACATCATTCGCATACCACTGCTGAAAACACAGAAAAAATGTATCAACATTTCTATAACGTAGTATCTAAACTAGGTAACTCTGGTAAATAGTTTTTATTTTGGAGATGTAAGAGGTCTATTGTCGTTAGTAATTCCTCTTCGCTCCATTTTTCTTTTTCTGCTAGTTCGATGATTTTTACTGCTATTTCATGAATCTTTTTTAAATCTTGCATTTGTTTTCCTCCTATTAAGATGTGACTTTTTCTTTATTCGAAATCTTCAATTGACAAGTTTTCAATTCGTTTTTGGTAACGATATAAATAGAAGTTCTTTAACATGTTATACATTCTGCTAGCTTCATCGTATTCACTCTCTTTCAAATCAGAATTAAGCGTTACACCAAAAGCTGATAATGTAAGTTTTCTAATGTGGTCGTGAATTTCACTAGCGTATGCTTTGTAATTTTCATAACATCCTATTCCGTGTTGATATTTCTTCAAAGATAATGGATGTCCTAAGCCGAGATTGTCAGCACCTCTTAAACGTTCTGTATAAGCAAACTTTTTATTAATTTCATCAAAATCGTTATGGCTGATTCTTACTTTGTTGAAAATTGAACCTGAACTGATTGGTTTCTTGCCGTTTATAGCCTCTCTAACTTCTTTCGCTATAATTTCTTTCAACTCTTCTTTGGTTAACGTGATTTGTTCCATTGTGTCCTCCTTTTAAGATGTTTGTTTTTGTTCTGTTGACATTTTGGAAACTCTATAAGTAAAAAAAATACCGCACTTATCTTGTGGCAATTCTAGTACTTCAATTACTTTTGCTAAATCGTCAACATTAATTCTAATATGCCCGTTTTCTTTTTTTGAATAAGTTCCTGGTGTCATTCCTAATTTTTTTGCCATATCAGAAATCGAAATGCCTTTAGCAATGCGTTCAGCTTTCATTCTTTTGACGTTGAACTCATACATTTGCTCACCTCCGTTTTTTGAAGTTAACTCAATACTAAACCTAAGTTTCCTAATTGTCAACAAAAATCTCGAAAAATATTTTTTATTCTTTTAAAATGCTAGTTGTTTCCTATATGGAAAAGTGTTATTATACTGTTATAAATAAAACGGAGGTAAATTTGAAATGAGAACTTCAGCGGAAATAGGTAAATTAATCAAACAACTACGAAAAGAGAATAATGTGAATTTAACTGATTTTGCAACTAAGATAGGTGTCAATAAATCTACCTTATCCCGATATGAAAACGGTAGCAGAAAAATACCTATGGAGGATATAGCTGAGATTGCCAATGCATTGAAAGTTACCCCAGAATATTTACTATTAAAAAATAGACAAACAGAAAACGAAGTACAACATCGTGCAGCTCATTTAGAAGGAGAATTAACTGATGACGAGTGGCAAAGAGTTTTAGATTATGCAGATTATATAAGAAGTAAACGTAAGTAAAGGATGTATCAGATGGGATTATATGAAGAAACTTTAATACAACATGATTATATTGAAATAAGAGAGGCTGATGTACTTCCAGATAATTTAGACGGGGTATGGTTAGGAGATTTAATTTTAATAAAGCGTGGTTTATCAGATAGAGAAAAAGCAGGAATTCTCTTCGAAGAATTAGCGCATAATAAACTTACATACGGTGATATAGCCGATTACTCGAATTTCAACAATCGCAAGTTCGAAAATTACGCAAGACGACACGGCTTTATCTCAGCTGTTCCATTACGCGAAATTGTAGAAGCTTATAATTATGGCGTACGTAACTTGTATGAGTTGTCTGAGTATCTACAATTAAGCGAAGAATACATATTAGAAGCAATAGAACAATACAAAAAGATATATGGTATTGGTACCCACTACGGCGAGTATTCTATTACATTTGAGCCGTTGAGAGTTTTTAAATATAAGGAAATATAAGCAAAGGAGAAATGAAAATGAAAAGATTATTAGGTTTACTATTAGCAAGTACGTTGGTGTTAGGCGCATGTGGTAGTAACGATACAGACAAAAAAGAAGAAAGTAAAAAAACAGAAACAAAGAAAGAGAACAAAGATAAAAAGAAAGAAACTAAAGAAAAAGCAGAAGCTAAAAAAGAAAATGCTAATCAAAACGATAACAATAATCAAGTAAACAACGAGAACAACACAAACATTAACAACAATCAACAAACCAATAACACATCTAAGCAACAGGTACAGAAGAATCTTCCAGCTACCAATAATGGACAACAAGCACAACCACGCGACCCAAACGAACCTAGTTACGAAGAATATTTAAATGCTAAAAGAGCCACTGAAGAAATGGAAAATAATCCGGACAAAAACCAACATGCTGGAGGTGGTCCAGGAATGTCGTTAACACATCCTAATCAATCATATGATAGTTTTAGAAAAGAAGTAGGAAAAGCAAGAAGCGAAGCAATAGTTGTTCAACAATAAAATTGAAAATAGTATAAAAAATAGATTTCTTAGTTAAATCGCTTGTACTACACTCTCTTTGATGGTATATTACATATATACAAAACAAGCCGCTGAAATATTTGCGGCAAGCTTCAAATTAGACAAGTCGCTGAAATATTTGCGACATGAGAGGGTGCATCTGCGCTCTCTCTTTTTTTATACAATTTTCACGGGTAGCCCGCCTACCCTTATTATTTTTTGCCAATTTTGAGGAGGGAGCACATGAAAGTAGCAATTTATACTAGAGTGAGTACACTTGAACAAAAAGAAAAAGGACACTCTATCGAAGAACAAGAAAGAAAATTAAGAGCTTACAGCGACATAAACGACTGGAAAATTCATAAAGTATATACTGACGCTGGATACTCCGGAGCTAAAAAAGACAGACCCGCTTTACAAGAAATGTTGAATGAAATAGATAATTTTGATTTGGTTTTAGTCTATAAACTAGATCGATTAACTCGAAGTGTTAAAGACTTACTAGAGATACTAGAATTGTTTGAGAATAAAAACGTGTTGTTTAGGAGCGCAACAGAAGTATATGACACAACTTCTGCTATGGGACGTTTGTTCGTAACATTAGTAGGTGCTATGGCAGAGTGGGAGCGTACTACAATTCAAGAGCGTACTGCAATGGGTCGACGCGCATCAGCTAGAAAAGGGTTAGCTAAAACTGTCCCTCCTTTCTATTACGACAGAGTAAACGATAAATTTGTGCCTAATGAATATAAAAAAGTATTACGATTTGCAGTAGAAGAAGCGAAAAAAGGTACTAGTTTAAGAGAAATAACTATAAAATTGAACAACTCTAAATACAAAGCACCCTTAGGTAAAAACTGGCACAGATCAGTTATAGGCAATGCTCTAACGAGTCCGGTAGCTAGAGGTCATCTTGTTTTCGGTGACATATTCGTCGAAAACACCCACGAAGCTATTATAAGTGAAGAAGAATACGAAGAAATAAAATTAAGGATAAGTGAAAAAACTAACTCTACAATCGTAAAACATAACGCTATTTTCAGAAGTAAACTATTATGTCCAAACTGTAACCAGAAATTGACTTTAAACACAGTCAAGCATACGCCTAAAAATAAAGAAGTTTGGTATTCTAAACTATACTTTTGTTCTAACTGCAAAAATACTAAAAATAAAAATGCATGTAACATCGACGAAGGCGAGGTTTTAAAACAATTTTACAATTATCTAAAACAATTTGATTTAACATCATATAAAATCGAAAACCAACCTAAAGAAATAGAAGATGTCGGCATCGATATTGAAAAGTTGCGAAAAGAACGCGCTAGATGTCAAACACTTTTTATAGAAGGTATGATGGATAAGGATGAAGCTTTTCCAATAATAAGTCGTATTGACAAAGAAATACATGAGTATGAAAAGCGCAAGGATAATGATAAGGGTAAGACTTTTAACTATGAGAAGATTAAAAATTTCAAGTATTCATTGCTAAACGGCTGGGAATTAATGGAAGATGAGTTAAAAACTGAATTCATAAAGATGGCAATCAAAAACATTCATTTTGAATATGTAAAAGGAATTAAAGGGAAGCGCCAGAACTCATTGAAGATTACGGGTATAGAGTTTTATTAA